TTGTATAGTACAACCATTAGCAAATGAATTAGGATATTTTCCTGATGAAATGCACGATACACTTAAAGTAAAGTTTGCAAGTGAATGGCAAAGTATTGAACTACACGATAAACAAATAGGTTTGCAAAAAGTAAAAAGTACCGCTAAAATGAATAGTAAAGAATTTGAAATATATGCAGAACAAATAAGGATATGGGCTTTAACAGAATTAAATATCAAGTTGATGCTGCCAAATGAATACGAATAAAATCTATTATATATTAGAACTTGATTAATCAAATTATTTCAAAATGAATACACACGGAGGAAAAAGAGCAGGAGCAGGAAGAAAGGCAAAAGCAGAAGAACAAAAGCTAATAGAGAATTTAACACCAATGAATGCTTTGGCTTTAGAATCACTACAAAAAGGATTAGAGAAAAAAGAACAATGGGCGGTTAAGTTATTCTTTGAATACTTTTATGGTAAACCACAACAAAGAGTAGATGTAACTACAAATGAAGAAAGCTTAAATATGCCACTAATAAACTTTGTTAAAACTGAATCTTAACGAAAAATATAATCCACTATTTATATCTGATGCTCGGTATTTTATAATAACAGGAGGTAGAGGATCAGGTAAATCTTTTGCTGTAACTGTATTTCTAACATTACTAACAATGTCTGAAGGCATTAGAGTTTTGTTTACAAGATTTACTATGGTATCAGCTCATTTATCTATTATACCTGAATTTTTAGAAAAGATAACATTACTTGGATATGAAAGTATATTTAGTATAAATAAATCAGAAGTAATAAATACTAAAAACAATAGTGATATATTATTTAGAGGAATAAAGACATCAGCAGGAAATCAAACTGCAAGTCTTAAATCATTACAAGGAATAAGCTGTTGGGTTCTTGATGAAGCAGAAGAATTAATTGATGAAGATATATTTGACACAATAGATTTAAGTATTAGGGAAAAGAATATACAAAACAGAATAATATTAATATTAAATCCTGTTACTAAAGAACACTGGATATACAAAAGGTTTTTTGAAGATAAAGGTGTACAAGCAGGTTTTAATGGTGTTAAAGACAATATATGTTACATACATAGTACATACCTAGACAATAAAGAAAACCTCTCACAAAGCTTCTTAGAGCGTATAGAATCTATAAAGCATAGAAACTTTAAAAAGTATCAGCATAAAATATTAGGTGGTTGGTTAGATAAAGCAGAAGGTGTAGTTTTTGAGAATTGGTCAATAGGTGAATTTAATCCTGATGGTTTACAAACTTCTTGCGGTATGGACTTTGGATTTAGTGTTGATCCTGATAGTTTAACAGAAGTAGCAATAGATAAAACTAAAAAGAAAATATATTTAAAAGAGCATATCTATAAAAATGGTATGAAGTCACAAGAACTTGCAAAGTTAATTATTGAAAAAGTAAGCAATAAATTAATTATAGCAGATAGTGCAGAACCTAGACTAATAGCAGATTTAAAACATTTAGGTGTTAATATAAAACCAGTAAAGAAAGGAACTATTGAAAGCGGTATAACAAGAATGCAAGATTATGAATTAATTATAACTCCTGAATCTACAAACATAGCTAAAGAGCTAAACAATTATGTTTATGCAGACAAAGGAAGTAAGCTTTACGTAGATGCTTATAACCACGCTATTGATGGAATTAGATATAATGTAATTTACCATTTAGATAATCCAAATGCAGGTAAATATTATGTATATTAAAAAAGGAGCAGACACGCTCACGTTTATGCCTACTCCTTTTACTAACTTAAAAAACTTGTCTAGTAGTCGGCAAATATAATACATTAAACTAAATACACAAAATTTCTATTATATAAATATATGGACATACTTATTAAAGAAAAAGGTAAGAAAAAAAAGTTCAAGTTAATTAACAAGTGGTCAGATGTCACTTTAGAAACCTTTCAAAAATTAATAAGTTTCCATACAGGTTCTAAGAGTAAGGAGGCTTTAAACACAATTGCAGAATTGTCTAATATTCCTAAAGACTTGATTAACAAGTTGGAAATATCAGATGTTGCAGCAATAATGAGTAGAATAGCTAAATTGCAAACAGAACAAAGTAGTGTGTTAAAAAAAGTAGTAGAGATTGATGGTGTTAAGTATGGATTCCATCCTGATCTAGATAGCATAACATTAGGTGAATATGCAGATATTGAAACTTTTATAAAAAGTGATATACAAAGAAAATTACCTGAAGCTATGGCAGTACTATTTAGACCAATTGTAAAAGAAACAGAAAATGGAGTTTATACTATTGAAGCATATGATGGAGATATAAGTATAAGAGCAGAAGAAATGAAAAAGATGTCAGCAGAACAAGTTCAAAATGCTCTGGTTTTTTTTTGGACTTTCGTAAACGTATTTTTTCAGACTATGCAATTATATTTGAAGGAACTGAAGCAGGAAGAGAAAGAACAATAGTAAGTGATTCTTTTGGTGAAAAATGGAGTTGGTTTGCCGTAATGTATAGATTAACAGGTGGTGAGATAGTACATTTAGAAAAGATAACAAAGCTAAGTTTATTAGAATGCTTAACTTGGTTAAGTTATGAAACAGATTTAGAAAGTCAAAATAAAGTAAATTATGACAGTAAGAAATAAGAGTTATAACAATGTAGTGAACTATTTGTGTAGAATAGGTGAATATCACGAGCAAATAGCAACAGTATCAGTTGGTGATATATATGATATTAACTTAGAGAAAATGGAAAAGCTCCCTTTGTTACATATTAATCCAACAAGTGTATCAACAGGTGATAGTGAATTAGTATATAACTTTCAAGTATTCATTTGTGATTTAGTAGATGAAAATATGGGTAATCAAACTAAAGAGCAATCTAACTTAACTAAGCTTGTCAATAATGATAACAATGAGCAGGAAGTGTGGAATCAAACCTTAGCAATAGCAACAGATATTATTGGTATGTTAAGACATAGTACAAGACAATCATTAGAAGGTGTTAATGATATTAATTCACCAATATATTTTACAGAAGATCAATTCTCATTAGAACCATTCAATGAAAGGTTTGATAATTTATTATGTGGATGGGTATTTAATATAGGTATTAAGGTTATGAATGACTTTGATACTTGCACAATACCTGTTACTAATTTAGGTGCAGGATACTAATGAAGTTTAGAATAGGAAAATATAAAATAACAATAGGTTTTTTTAAAATAACAATACACTTATGAATTATGATGATTTATTAGAAAAGTTAGAAGCTATTAGTATCAACTTAGAAAGTTATACTGATTATCCACAAGCAGCAACCAACAACGCAAAAAGAGCTAGAAAATGGAAAGAAGAAAATGGCAGTTCTTGTGGAACTAGAGTGGGGTGGACAAGATCAGCGTATCTCGCTGAAAAACGCCCTATTTCGAGAGACACGATTGCACGTATGGCTTCATTTAAAAGACACCAACAACATAAAGATGTACCTTATTCAGAAGGTTGTGGAGGTTTGATGTGGGATGCTTGGGGTGGTTCAAGCGGTATAAATTGGGCAATAAATAAATTAAAACAAATAGATAATAAAAAGAAAAAATAATTATGGCGGATTTAGTAACAACAATTAGTGAAAGTGTATCACTCAATGGAGCATTAAGAGGATCTACAAATACAGTAACAACAACAGGTATTGTAGATGTTTTTGAAAGAATCTTAACTTGTGCGCACTCAAACACTACAACAGTAGCAGTATTCAATTCTACACCACACGGAGCAGATGGTGCATTAGATGTAGAAAACTGTAAGTACTTTAGAATAACAAACCTTAGTACTGATCAAGATATGATAGTTGCTTTTGTAACTTCAGGTACTAATTATCAAGTAACTGTTAGAGCAGGTGGTTCTCACGTTTTATATCAAACAGAAGATAGTATAATAGGTGAAGAGGATACAACACCTGCATTTAGTGGATTAGCAGATGTAGTGACAGTTGAGGTTAGACCATCAGCAACAACTGATGTACAAGTAGAAGTGTTTGCAGGATTGGTTTAATGAAAACTAAAAATATACAAAAGTATTTAGAAAGCTTTGCAAAAAAAGTTCTTAAAAAGTCTGAAAGTATTTTAAAATCTAAAAAAGGCAGTACTAATTTAGCAGGAACTTTAAGAGCTAAAGTAGAAAAAGAAAAACAAGGATTTGCAGTAAAGTTTTATATGGCAGATTATGGAACTTTTGTAGACAAAGGTGTTTCAGGAAATAAAAAGAAAAGAAGTTTCACTAATTATAATTTAACAAATGAAAGCAGTCCTTATAGTTATAAAACAAAACAACCACCTAGTGGAGCATTAGATAAATGGGCAGTTAGAAAGAATGTAGCACCTAGAGATGAGGGGGGACGTTTTATACAAAGGAAAAGCTTAATATTCTTAATAGCTAGAAAAATAAAAAGAGATGGAATACAAGGTATTAGTTTTTTTCAAGAGCCATTAGGATTAGAATACAAAAAATTAAAAAAAGGTTTTTTATCAGAATTTACAGAAGATATAAAATCATACATAACTACATTTACAAGATAATATGGCAAATTCAATAATAGAGCAAAAACCATTATTTAACACACTACCTGTTGGACAAGATATAATATTTGTAGTGTCTAATGATACTGCTCTTGCAACACAAGAAAGAGTAAAGTTTATAGCAGAAGTGCATATAGCTGATGAACCACCTAACGTATCAACAGCAACAGATCTAATAGCTACATTTAAAACTACACCAAATAATGCAGGAGTAGGTATATTTAATTTTAGTGATGTAATAGAAAATTATGTAAGTGCAGATCATATGGCTGCTTTAAACACTACATACAAAGGAACAACAACAACTGCAAGTAAAAGACATTCTTTGCATATAGTAGATAAATTCTCTAAGAGTAATAATGTGGTTAAGTATTTAGCATTACAATTTAAAGTAGAATACTTAGGTGCAGGAACAGATCCTAATGCAGTTACAACAGCAGCAGGAACTTCTGTTAATTCTGATTCATATATTATATTTAATGGTTATCTAAAAAGAACTGATATACTACAAACAGGAACAGGAACAACACAAGATGATTTTGGTTTTGATTTATTTGATTATGAACCAATTGCAGTATTTCCTACTACAAATACAAGGAAGTTTTTAACTAATGCGCCTACTCAATTATATGCTAATATTGGTGATTATGGAACTCTATCTTTCTTACAATCAAATAGTACTTTAGCATCAGCAGTAAATAAAGTTAGATTTGAATACTTTGATTCTGATGGTAGTTCTTTAGGTAATGAAGAAATAACAAAAGATTTTAGTAATGGAGCTTATGATAATTGGAGTGCTGAAACAAAAAAGCTTATAGTACACTTAGGTTGTTTTCCTGCTAATTTAAGAAATCATTCTAGTACATTTCAAACTTTAGTAACTAATGATACTATTCAAGGTGGTTATTACACAATAGAATTAAGAAATGCAGGTAGTTTTCCTGTAACACAAAAATATACAGTCAATGTAACTTGTCCTGATTTAAGAGGATATGAAAGTTACAGACTCTGTTGGTTAAATCAATGGGGTGCTTGGGATTATTATACATTTACTAAAAAATCAACTAAAACAATAAATAGTCAACAAAGTACATATCAGCAATTAGAAGGTAGTTGGAATGAAAGAGCTTATAGACTAGATAGCTTTAGAGGTGGAAAAAAGACATTTAGAAGAAATGCTACAGAACAAATTCGTATAAATACAGATTATATTAATGCAAATGAAAATGTTTTATTTGAGGAAATGATTAACAGTCCTGAAATATACTTATTAGATGGCTTTCAAACAGATACAAACAATAGCTTGTTAAATCAATATGTAACACCTATTAGACTATTAACTTCAAGCTTTACAGAAAAAACTGTTGCAAATGATAAGCTAATACAATATACATTTGAAATAGAAAAGAGTTTAACACTTAGAACACAAAGTATATAATGAGTTTACAGCTAATATTATATCCACAATATTATAATGGAGTTAATCCATATAGTAGCAATCCAACAGAATTTATAGTAGATGGTATTGATTTTATTACAGTAAATACATCTAGTGAAAGCACAAGTTTGTCAGGAACATTACCCCAAGCTTTTATTTCAGCTAATACTTTTAATGTAAACACTTTTTATAGATTTTCTAATTCAGGAGCTTCTGTTGTAGAAAGTGGTGGTCAAATAGCTTTTGCATCACAAAATGGAATACTACAAAGATTATCAAATTTGAGTATTGGAGCTACATATGAAATAAGTATTGATGTGGCTACTAATACAATAGGGTTTGATGTATTTCAATTTAATGGTACTGTTCTAACGTCACAAGCAACAATAACAGGAACAGGAGTACAAACATTTCAATTTACTGCACAATCAACAACAGATACAATAGCATTTTTTCAAACATCAGGTGTTGCAATAATAAATTCTATTAGTATTACAGAAGTTTCTATAACAATAGCTCAACTTGAAAATCTTTTGTCTAATGGTCAAGTAATTGTTGATCTATATGAAGATGAAGATATACCTCTAACGTTAAGTGTAGATAATTTTAAAAATGTAATAGAAAAAGTACAAAGCTATTCTAAAGCATTTAAATTACCTGCAACTAAAAGAAACAATAAAATATTTGATAATATATTTGATATTACAAGAACTGATAATGGTATTGTATTTAATCCTTATAGGAAAACACAATGTGAATTAAAACAGGATGGATATATATTATTTGAGGGATATTTAAGATTAATTGATATAAATGATAAAGAAGGTGAAACAAGTTATAATGTTAACTTATATTCTGAAGCAGTAGCATTAGCAGATATATTAAAAGAAAAAAAGTTTAGTGATTTAGATTTCCAAGAACTTAATCACGATTATAACAAAACTAATATAAAAGCAAGTTGGAATGATAGTGGTTCAGGTATTACTTATTTAAATGCTAGTACTTCAGGATTTAGAGATGCTAATGATACTTTAAAATATCCTTTTGTTGATTGGCAGCACGATATATTAATTAGCAATGGAAATAATGGTACTAGTGGTTATCCTGAATTAAGCTCATTAGAACAAGTATTTAGACCTTTTATACAAGTTAAATATTTAATAGATAGAATATTTAAAGATACAGTATTTAGTTATGAAAGTGAATTTTTCAATACAACTGATTTTAAAAAGTTGTATATGGACTTTAATTGGGGTGCAGAAGAAATTCCATCACAAACTAATGTAACACAATTTACAGGAACTTGGGCAAAAACTTTTTTACCTGCAACTACTAATTCATCTGTAAATGCAGGAACAACTTTTACAAATTTAGAGCTATATAGTTACAATATTTTTAATGTTCCTTTGCCACCTAACTATAATACATCTACTCATATTATAACAGCTACAAATGATGGTGAGCAGTATAATATAGTAGGTAATTATGAAATAGAAAATACTTCAGCAAGTGTTTCACAATCAGTTACTTGTCAATGGATTAAAAACAATACAGATGTATTAGCTACTCAAACTTTTACAATTCCAACAAGCAGTACTTTTAATTGGACTTTTAATTTTACTGAAGTACTATTATCAGGTGACACTTTACAGGCACAATTTAAAAGAGATAGTGGATCAAGCCCTGCAACAGTTAGACAATTTGAAAATAGTTTTTTCTCAACTGCTAATGTAGATTTTAATGTAAATCAAGTGCAGTTAACAACAGGAACTTTATTACAAACATTAAGAGGTGAATTAGGGCAATTTGAGTTTTTAAAAGGTTTAATGACAATGTTTAATCTTGTAACTATTCCTGATAAACAAAATCCTAATAATTTAATTATAGAACCATATGGTGATGTATTTATAAAAACAGGTTCAGGAACAAGTTTAGCAAATAGAGGAATTTCTTATGATTGGACTAATAAAATAGATGTAGAAGAAATCAAACTACAACCTCTAACAGAACTAAACAGAATAACTAAGTTTATGTTTTTAGAAGATGAAGATGATTATACTTTCAAGATATATAAAAACAGTACACAATCACCATCAGAAGAAACAGGACATCTGTATGGCAGCTTAACTTTTGATGCAAGTGGATTTACAATATTAGAGGGTGAAGATGAAATTGTAGCAGAACCTTTTGCAGCAACAGTACCAAAACCTTTATTTGATCAATTTGGTGATTTTATTGTTCCTGCTATATTTACTGCAAATGATGAACAAACAGAATTTGAAGGGTTTGATAATTCGCCTAGAATTTTATATAATAATGGTGTAAAAACTTTGCAGGGAGGTGTTGAATATTATATACCTCCACAAAATGGATTGAGTTCAGAAAATCAATCTAATTTTTTACAATTTACACACTTAACAGATATACCTACTATAACACCATCACAAGCAGGAGTAACTACATCACAAGATTATCATTTTGGAGCTTGTCAATACTTTAATGGAATAGGTGCGCCTCCTAGTGAAAATTTATTCACTTTATATTGGCTACCTTATTTTAGTGAACTATATTATCCTGATACTAGAATAATGACTTTGAAAGTAAATTTGACTGCTTCAGATATTGCTACTTTTAATATGTATGATAGTGTATTTATTAAAAATAGAGAATATAGAGTAAATAAAATAGATTATAAACCAAATGACTTATCAATAGTTGAATTTATACTTGTAAAATAATGGCAAAAGCAACAATACCATACTTAAAAGGATTTGAGGTCAAGCCCTTTATGATAACACAAAACGGAAGTGTAATATTTACAGATGGAACTGCTGTAATGAGACCTAATCAGATGCAATGTGAAGCATATGGATATACTTACGATATTACAACAGGCACTTGTTCAGCTTTTCCTTATAGTGCTAATTTAAATAAAAATATAGATAATTCAGGAAATACTATTAAAGGTTCTAGAAATGTAACACAACAAGGAACTCACAATACACAAATATATGGTGAAAGCAATACAGTCAAAGGTTTAAGTAGAAACAATATAATAGCTGGAAATAATAATGAAATAAGTAATGGTGTAAACAATACATATGTATATGGTACATTAGCACAATCAACAGCAGATAATAGTATTGTATTAGGCGGTAATGCCCCAAGTGACTTGTTAGCAGAAAGACAAAGTATACAATTGATGTATGGAGTTCAAACAACAGCAGGTGGAACAGTTGCTAGTTATCTAAACAATGTTACAGGAAGTTTATTTGCAATTCCTGAGAATACTGCTATGTACTTTCACGCTGATATATTAGCTTTGAGAGTTGGAGGTTCAGCAACAGGTTCAATAGGTGATTTTTTGAGTTGGGTTGAAAGAGGTGTTATAATAAACAAATCAGGAACACTTAGTATTGAAAGAGAACGTGACACAATTAAAGGATCAGGAAATCACACTAATTGGAGACCAACAGCAGCAATAGATGGTACTAATTTTGTTATGAATTGCAGAGGAGCAACAGATATGACAATAGAATGGTGTAGCAATATAACGTTTACACAAATTAAAACAAATGTTAGTTTATAAATAAAAAGATATGGCACAAGAAGTATTAGAATTAGAGGTTAAATCAAACATAGGTGAAGTAAGTAAGGATATTGATGAATTAGGTGCAGGTGCAAAAAAAAGTAAAGCACCACTTAGAGGATTAGCAGGAGGTTTTAAAGCTATTGGTGTGGCGATGAAAGCAGCAGGAATAGGATTAGTTATTTCAGCATTTATGGCTTTAAAAGAAGCTTTGTCAAAAAACCAAAAAGTGATGGATACAGTAAGTGCAGTAATTGGTACTATCTCAACTACATTTAGTCAAATTGTAGATGTTTTAGTAGACACTTATAATATGGTAACTTCAAGTAGTAAAAACTTTGATGCGATGGGAAAAGTTTTAAAAGGATTGATAACAATTGCTTTAACACCTATGAAGTTAGCATTTGACGCTATTATATTAGTAGGTCAACAAGCTATGTTAGTTTTCTATGAAGTGAAAAATGCAGTACCAGGAGTTGATGAAAGTAAAAAAATTAAGGCATTAAAAAAAGATATAAAAGCTACTAAAGAATCTATGAAAGAAACTTCTAAGGCAGCAGTTCAAGCAGGGAAAGATATTGTAGCAAATGCAGGCGAAGCAATATCAGAAGTTGGAAATATAGCTAATCACGTTGCAGAAGGAATGAGTAAAATTAATATAAAAGCAAATTTTGAAAATGCTAAAACACAAGTACAATTAAAAAACAATGCAATTTTAGCACAAGCTGCTTTACAAGGTTTAATAGAAAAAAATGATTTAGCTGCTGAAAAGCAAAGACAAATTAGAGATAATGAAACTAAAACATTTGAAGAAAGAATAAAAGCCAATGAAGAATTAGGCAAAGTTTTAGACAAACAGGAAAAAGATATGTTAGCACTAGCTAATTCTAGAATAGCTGCTGCACAATTTGAAGCAAACCAAAATAAAGGAAATGTAGAATTACAAGCTGCTTTACAAGAAGCTATAAATGAAAGAGCAGGAATTGAAGCACAAATAGCAGGATTTAGATCAGAACAATTAACCAATCAAGTTGCATTAGAAAAAGAACTTGCAGAAGTACAAAAACAAATACAAGAAGAATTACTTGAAGGGGTAGATAGAGAATTAGCAGAACTTAAAAATTCATATGAAGAAAAATTATTGATGGCAGAAAAAGCAGGTGTAGATACTACTGCAATTACTGAAAAATATGAAAAAGAAAAAAATAAAATAATACAAGATGCTGCTGATGAACAGGAACAAATAGGTAAAGATGCAGATAAAAAAGAGATAGCAAGAGCTAAAGCAGTTAGGGATGCAAAGATGGGAATTGCAAAACAAGGATTAGATATAGTTAGTCAAATAGCAGGTGAGGGTACTAAATTAGCTAAAGCAACAGCAGTAGCACAAGCAACTATATCAGGTATTGAGGGTGTGCAAAATGCTTTTACAACTGCTCAAAAATCACCATTTACTGCTTTGAATCCTGCATATCCTTTTATACAAGCAGGATTAGCGGCAACCTTTTCAGCATTACAAATTAGCAAAATATTAAGTGGTAGTAAACCTGATCAAAGTGGAGGAGGAGGAGGTGGAGCTACTGCACAAGCACCTGCACCACAATTACAACAAGGAGCATTTACTTTAGGACAAGGACAAGCTCCTGAACCTGTAAAAGCATTTGTTGTAACAGATGAAATGACTAACAGTCAAAACCAATTAGCAAACATAAGAAGAAGAGCTACAATATAAAATCAAATAAATAACAAATAAATCTATTATATAATATGCCGTGTACAAAATGTAAAGATGGAAAATATAAGTGGGGAAATACAGGAGAATGTAAATACGCCACAAAAGAAGAATGTGATAAAGCTAATCCAAAAAAATATAGTAAAATGAATCCAACACCACTAGGAAAAAAGACGTATGAAGAATATGCAAAAGAATTAAAAGAGTTTGACTTGAGTAAAGTTGAATTATCTTTATATTCGGATTTGTTAAATAGAAATAAAACTATAAAAAAAGAATTACCTAATAAACAATCTGATATAAACGAAGATATAAGTATTTTAAAAAGAAAAGTTAAATTAGCATTAGATTTTGCAGAAGCTTCAGTAGATTATTTAGAAAGTGATTTAGATAAATTTGCAACAGCTACAAAAGAATTAGGTTTAAAACCTGATGATAATGATGTATATAAAGATGCTAGCAAAACAGTAACACAAGCTAAAGAAGAAGCAAAGTATTATAATAAAGTTATGAATTCTATAAAAAATTATGGATAATATGAAAGAAACTAAAATAGTAGAATTAGTAATAGCTGATGATGGTCAAGAATTAGCAATTGACGCTATAAGCTTAGTATCAGCTCCTGCAATCGAACAAGACTTTGTGTATTTTGGAAAAGAAAAAAATAATTTAACTTTAGCTAAAATAGATGAAGAAAAGAGAATGTTAGTTAGTCCTGCTTTGATACCTAACAAGCAGATATTTAGATATGATCCAAATACGGATTCAGAGTATTATGTTTACTTTAGCCCTGATACAGTTAGAAAAGCAAGTGAGTTATATTTAAAACATAACAATCACCACAAAGCAACCTATGAACACAAAGATAGAGTTTCAGGTGTTTTAACAGTTGAGTCTTGGATTAAAGAAGGTGATAGTGATAAGTCTAAAATGTACGGATACGACTTACCTAACGGAACTTGGTTTGTAAAAATGAAAATAACAAATGAAGATTTATGGCAAAAGATAAAAGCAGGAGAGCTTAAAGGTCTATCAATTGAAGGATATTTCACAAATAAATTTGAAGCTATGCAAAAGAAACAACCAACAGATGCACAAATACTTAGTGCATTAAATGAGATAATACAAGAATCTAAAACTGAACTAAAATCAAAAAAAGTTGAGTTGAATGCAGTTGAGAACACAATAAAAGCAGCAGCTAAAATTGGTGGAAAAATATTAGGTATGGAAGCTGATATTTTAGGATTAGCAGATGATATTGTTAAACTTGCTAATGGATATGAAAAATATATAAAAGAACTAAAAGGTTTTGAAAAACAAGCTAAAGAATTAGGTGTTGATAAATTAGCTAAAGACGCATCAGAAGCAATTAGCTTTTATAATGATAAAATAAAAAGAGCAGATAAAATGCTTTCAGCAGTTAAATCAGCTATAAAAAGATAAAAATCAAATAAATAAACAATTATTCTATTATATTAAAAAAGAACACTATGGATTTAAAAGAACAAATATTAGTAGCACTTGGTTTAAACAAAACCGAGGAAGAAGTAAAATTAGGATGGCAATCAAAATCAGAAGATGGAACAATCTTTGTTTCTACTGCTGAAGAACTTGAAAGTGGTGTAGATGTTTCTGTACTTACAGAAGATGGCACTACAATTCCTCTACCAATTGGTACATACAAGACACAAGATGGTGTATCTTTTAGAGTAGAAGAAGAAGGTGTGGTTGGTGAGGTTATGGAATCTGAAACAGAAGAAGAAGTTGAAGCTGAAAAAGAAGAA